CAGTATGATTTACAGGCCGCTTTTTATAGAAGAGGTTATCAAAAAGCTGGTTTTAAAGTAGAAGACTTCTTGTTTGTTGCACAAGAATCAAAGCATCCCTTTGCAACAAAAATATTCAAAATGCATGATGAGGATATGGATAGGGGATGGGAACAACTAGAAAAAACGCTTGGAGATTATAAGGCCGTTAGGGATGGAGAGAGACCTACGATCTATAATACTCCAAGCATAGTTGAGGTTATGTTGGGGTATGAATTTGAGTAAGGAGAAACAAAATGAACCTAACTAAAGAGGAAAAAGATATTATTTTGTACAAACAGGGTGCAGAGGATTTTGTTTTATGTAAAAAAAATCATTATAAATATAAAAAATATCATGCCTATAAAAGGGCTTATGACTTAGAGGGGCTTAGATATGCAACTGCTGTGCATGAAACTCAAAGATGGTATTTTAAAAAAATGGAGAAACAAAATGAATATAAATGAAAAAGAGCAAATAAATGAAATTATAAATGAAGTTGCTAATGCAATTGATCAATATGAGTCACTAAATGAAGATTGGTTGCAAACTTGTTTAAAAGACAAAGAATATAATCTTTTAGTAGGAGCTCTAATACCTTTAGCATCTTTACAAACAATTAATGAAAAACTACAAAAATTATGGGTAAATTCATGACAGATAATGTAAACCACCCCCCACACTATAAAAAAGGCTCTATTGAGTGTATAGACGCAATAGAATCAGCTTTAACTTTTGAACAGTTTATTGGTTACTGCAAGGCGGCAGCTATTAAGTATATCTGGAGAGCAGATCACAAAGATGCAAATATCCAGGACTTAGATAAGGCTATCTGGTATCTTACTAGAGCTCGTAACAAATTAGAGGAAAGATAATGGACTCAAGTTTTTATGCAGTTGTTGGTATATTGTTATTAATGCTTTATACATACTTTGAAAATAGATAATGCAATTTGATAATATTAAATATTTATACGGTTGTTTAGAAAATGAAAAATCTAAACTTGACCACCTATTACAAGCCGCTGATAGTGTAAATTATGATAGAAACAATCCTATAATAAAAAGACAAAAAAAAGTTGTTACAGATTTAGTGCAAAAAATAAAAGATCTTGAAAGTAAAAATGAAAGTTAAAAAGTGTATCAAGTGTAAGAACACTTATAGATTAGATTTTTTTAGAACCAGGCAAGTTAAATATAAAGTAACACATATTGATATTTGTAAAAATTGTGATGATCAATAAAAAAGGGGCTTAACGCCCCTTAGTTTTATCCCAGATTTGGCGGAACTGCCGCAGGGGGTGGCGACATGTCACCAGAATCAAAAGGTAAATAGCGTAATACCTTATTCTTACTACCAGTCCTTTCATTACCCTCGTTATCAGTCCAGTTATTCTCAACTTCTTTAAGAGTTAATGTTAGTTCTTTACCCACGTAATCTTGTGCAGAGCTAGGGGGCTCTTTAACAAAACCTACAGCTTTACTAAGTCTAGTGAATATATCTGTAGATATTTGTTTTATATCCTCTCTAGGATCCCACAAGTTATACCACTCGTTATGATCTCTATAGTTACCGCCTGCTACTTGAAAAGTCATTTTCAAAGTCCAATTACCGTTTTGAGATTTATATTTCTCAGCTGCAATAATTTTTGCGGCATGATCACCAGATGGAGCCACTCCTGGCCCCACAGGTTTATCATCTGTTTCTACATATACTACGTCATCAAAGTCAGACATTTCCAATCTCCTTCACATTATCTGTGTTGTTTGCTACAGCCGTAAAGCCAAGCTTTTCTATTAATGCAGTAAGATCTGGAACTTCGAAAGCTTCTAACTTACCACTCCTATCTTTAGCAACGTAGCCTTGTCCAACTCTAGTTTGTAACCACCTGGCTTGAACTGCGTTACCATCTGAATCTGTATCATCTATAACTCTAAGAGCTAAGACTTCATCAAAGAAATAAGTAATAGATTGTCCTAACTTTGTGCCAACCATTTTTGGTTCGTGCATAAAGATACCGTCACTATTTACCTTTTCCTCTTTACAAATAAACATAACATGCATATTTAAATCACGAAAAGCACGCATCACATTTGTTACAGATTCTTGTACTTCCCCGTAAGCTTTACGTGGATCTTTGTGTCTGGCTTTCTCTTGTTGTAATAACAGTTCGCTAATCTCTGATATAGAGTCAAGACAAACCGTATCGTATTGTAGTTGGCCAGTTTTAAGCAACTCATGAAGTTGCATAAGTTCTGATGCTTCTTTTACTTCTATAGCATCTACGTTTGTAGCGTCTTTGATAGAAAGTAGTCCTGCTTCAGCACTAATTACCAACACCTTACCTGGTGCTGTTTTTGCAAGAGATGTTTTACCTGCACCAGCCATTCCATACACAAGAACTTTAGCTCCTTGGTTTTGAACTAGCTTTTCAGGTGAAACAATCCTGCTTGATAAATCATTATTCATATTGTACCTCCCGTACTAAAATAATTTATTTGATTATTATATACTAAAAAGATACAATGTGTAAAATATTATTTTTTGCAAACTGTAAGGAGGTTAAATGGTAAATGCAATTGAAGATTTTGGGTGGATCGCTACTTATTATCATAGGATAAATTCATTATCGAGGCAAGAGTTAAGGAGATTAGAAACTATGGGTATTGAGCCAAAGTACAAAGATAGGAAAGTTGATAAGATTACATTATCTTCTTACATACAATTTTTAGGCAAAAAAAAGGCTGCAAAAGATTGGGGCGTATCTGAACACACTGTAGAAGCCTGGAGATATGGACATAGGCAACCGTCAATCAAACAAGCTAAAAAGATCATTAAACTTACAGAGGGGAGACTAAACTTCGAGGGTATATATGGCAACATAGCAGATCTACTTATAGAAGATTAGTTATGTTCAATTTTAATCTGTCTGAAGAAGAGGCAGCGTTAGATATCGCCTTGGCTTACTATGATGAAGGTTATAACGTAGTACCTCTACAAAGATCTAATAAGAAACCACCCCCTTTTCTAAAGGGTTGGGAACAATATAAAAATGAAAGGCCTTGTCGTAAAACCGTTGAAGAATGGTTTTCTGATCGAGATAATTTAGTAGTAGCTTTAGTTTGCGGTAAATTTATAGTTGTAGATGCAGACTCACCAGAAGCTATGACTTGGGTAGAAGAAAATTTACCTACTTGTCCTTATAAAGTTAGAACTGGTAAAGGTATGCACTATTACTATAATAATCCAGAAAACTATACAACCTTTGCAACCAGGAGAACAAATGATACGCCTGTAGAAAGGCTGATAGATTTAAGGGGTGTTGGCGGACTCATAATTGCTCCATTTAACCGTCATGCGAACGGTCAGATGTATAAGCCAATACCCCTACCTGGCTGGGATATATTTGATCATAAAGATCTCCCTGACTTCACATCCAAAGAGTTTGAGAAAATTACAGGTGTACCAAAACATGATAGCGTCCAGAAAACTGCACCCTTCTCCTTACATGGTGTCAACGAAGGCTCACGAAATGATAATGCAGCTCGTATAGCTGGATATCTAATATCAAAAAATTTGAACTTAGATTTTGTAAGAATATTTTTACATAATTGGAATAGAGATAATAAACCGCCATTACCGCAACAAGAAGTAGAGTCAGTTGTAGATAACGTTAAAAAAACACATGATAGAAAAAACCAAATAGCACCATTATTTGTGCAAACTAAAGAAGATATCAGACCACCAGAAGATTTATTTAATCCACCAGGTTTACTTAAAGATATGTATAACTATTGTGAAGAAATAGCACAGGTATCACAACCAGAATTATCTCTAGTAGCCGCACTATCATTAGCAAGTGTCACATGCGGTAGGATCTTTAAAACTAACATGAATAACTTTTCTAGTATGTATTTTATGTGTATAGCAAAGTCAGGACAGGGAAAGGAGAACATAAAAACCTTTGTAGAAGCAGTTTTAAACGCCTCTGAGCACGATAAATTAGTTGTAGGGGATGGATATACATCTAGTGGTGCTGTCCACTCAGTATTAAAGATGAGGCCTACACACGTAACTATTATGGACGAGTTTGGTAAAAGATTAGAAAGTATATCTCAAGCTGGTAATACAAATAAAGAGGACGGCATACAAACCCTTATGGAAGCTTGGGGTAGATGTCACGGTATATTAAGGCCAGATAATTATTCTTTAATGGGTATACAAGTAGAAGATATCAAAGAAAAAATTATGAACCGTGTAACACATAAGCCTGCTATAACTATGGTTGGCTTGTCTGTTCCTAAGAACTTTTACAAAGCACTCAATTCTGGCCGTATAGCTGACGGATTTTTAAATAGATTTATGGTTATAGAATCTAAAGAACCAAGACGTGTATCTAATCTTAAAAAGATTAAGAAACCACCACTAACCTTAGTCAACTGGGTAAATTATATTAGAAGAGATAGGGGCGGTTTATCTCAACCTATGGTAAACAACTCTGAATGTAACCTTGATCAAGAGGTGTTAACTTTTGATCCAGACTCAGAACAGTTATTACAAGAGTTTGCTAGTGAGATAGTACAAAGACAAGATATATTAGAAAGAGACGGTCTAGAGCCTCTCCTAAGCCGTTCTAAGGAAAAAGCTATGCGATTAGCTTTGATATGTGCTTTGGCATCAAATGCACAAACTGCAACGATTACAGCAGATGTTACTAAGTGGGCAATAGATTACGTTAGATACTACGATATGCTCTTTATAGAGGCATGTAGAGATAAAGTAGCTAGTTCTGCAACTGAGGCCAAGATAAAGCAAGTATTGTCTTATATAAGGTCTAGAGAAAGCGAGGGCATATCTAAAAGAGAGGTTGACCGTCATGAACTATTTAGAAGCATGAAGTCGCATGAGGTAAAAGAAATTATAGAAAGACTTAAAAATGCTGGAGAGATTCAGGAAATAGATATTAAAGTAGGGGGCAAAGGTAGACCAACCAAAAGGTTTGTAGCCGTGGATCCTACATTCTTTGAGGAATAGATATGGATATATGGTCAATAATTATGGCATTTATAGTATTTGCTGTTATATCAAGTTTTAATAATTAGGAGGTAATAATGTTTAAAACACCAAGTTTTGAAACAATACAAGATAAGAAAAGAGAAGATAGGGTAGCAGGCTTTTTAGAAGGCCTTTGGCAGGTAAGCTGTCACAAACTACCAGTAAGTTACGGTATTGATTATTG